AGCAAATTGAGCATAGCTATAGCGCAATTTCCGTCGTTCCGAATGTTGAGGATCAGAACAATCTGATTCCTCAGAAGGATCATACTTTCGTTGCATTTGGCAATTTTAGTGATGTGAAGAAGATCATCAAGTCAAAGATCTTCTATCCTGCGTTCATTACTGGTCTTTCCGGTAATGGTAAAACCTTCGGCGTTGAGCAAGCATGTGCTCAACTGGGTCGGGAATTGATTCGTGTCAACATTACGATTGAGACTGATGAAGATGATCTTATTGGTGGATTCCGTCTTATCAACGGTGAAACTGCTTGGCATAATGGTCCGGTCATCGAAGCCTTGGAGCGCGGTGCGGTTCTACTGCTTGACGAAATTGACCTGGCTTCCAACAAGATTCTTTGCCTTCAATCGATCCTAGAAGGTAAGGGAGTCTTCCTGAAGAAGATTGGTCGATTCGTTAAACCTGCTGCTGGTTTCAACGTGATCGCAACGGCAAACACAAAGGGTAAGGGTTCTGATGACGGTCGTTTCATCGGCACTAACGTTCTGAATGAAGCATTCCTTGAGAGGTTCCCTGTAACCTTCGAGCAAGAATATCCTAGTGTTGCTATTGAGCGTAAGATCCTTGAGGGTATTGCTCTGGATCATGGTGTTGAGGATCGTTCTTTCTGTCAGCACCTTGTTGACTGGTCTGATGTGATCCGCAAGACCTTCTTTGATGGTGGTATTGATGAAGTCATTTCCACCCGTCGTTTGGTTCACATTATCCGGGCATATAGCATCTTCAACGATAAGGCAAAGGCAATCAAGGTTTGTGTCAATCGTTTTGATGATGAGACCAAGACTGCTTTTATGGAACTGTACGATAAAGTTGATCCTGAATTCCAAAAGGATGGTGATGAAACTAATACTATCACCTTGACAGTTGAGGATCCTTTCTGATATACTGTAGAAAACTGTTGTGATTACCTTATTATGACCTCTATGAATTCATCTGATTATTCTTTCAATCTCTATGATCAGTATGATGATGGGTATGATGTTTACCCGGATCCTGGTTCCACATATGTTTATGGTGCTTCCGGGCAGGACACCATTTCCTTCTCTTCATCCGCAGACAGTTTGACCGGCGCAACAAACACATTCACTTTCGTAACCAAACAGACTGAAGATGTGAACGTTGACAGGTTCTGGAAATTTAATGAGGGCAAGACTATGAAAGCCCTGGATGAATATCTCAAGAGTACCTATCATTCTCATTACACATCTGAAAAGTCCAAAGTTCAGGTTCTGGACATTATCGATGCGATTGGGGATGGTGTTCCATTCTGCCGTGACAATCTCATCAAATATGCGTCACGCTTCGGCAAGAAGAATGGAATGTCCAGACTTGACGCTCTGAAGATCATGCACTATGGTGTGCTTCTCTACCACTTCGCTGGTTTCCACACAAATACTTCTGATACTTATGAAACTTTCTGATAAAACTCGCGTTCTTCTGAAGAACTTCTCTTCTATTAACCAGTCTATTCATTTCAAGGCAGGTAAAGAACTGCGCACCATGTCTGTGATGAAGAACATTCTTGCGGAAGCAACTGTTGAGGATGAGTTTCCCCGCGACTTTGCAATCTATGATCTGAATGAATTCCTGAATGGACTGAACCTGTATGAGAATCCGGATCTGGATTTCTCCAACGAAAATTATGTGGTTCTGCGGGAAGGCAAGACTCGCTCGAAGTATTTCTTCTCAGACCCTAGTTTGATCGTAACTCCCCCAGATAAGTCCGTTGTTGTGCCGTCAGAAGACGTGACTTTTAAGTTGAATACACAACAACTTGACCGTTTGTTGAAGGCAGCGTCCATTTACCAACTTCAAGATCTTTCTGCTGTTGGTGAGGATGGTGTGGTCAAACTGATGGTCCGTGACAAGAAAAACGATACTTCTAACGATTTCTCCGTAATCGTTGGTGAGACACAATCAACATTCTCCTTCAACTTTAAGGTGGAGAATATCAAGATTCTTCCCGGATCTTATGAGGTTACTGTGTCCAAGAAACTTATTTCAAAGTTTGTTAGTCGCGATTATAACCTCACATACTTTATCGCTCTCGAACCGGATTCTGTTTATACTGCATGATTGAATTAATTTCTCTTCTTCTTCCTGCTCAATTGGAACTTCTGAATGTTGTGGGAAAGACTGATTTTATAATTCATGAAGATACTGGACTTTGTGAGTCCAGTATTTATGTCTTTGGGTGGACGGATGCAAACAGAAATGTTGGATTCTGTCCTCAAAATCTAAAGGAATATACTTCAGTTAAGGGACTCATGCCTTCATATCTTAAGGAAAGTATGAACCGCGCAGTTGTTCATGAATCAGTTCATGTGGCGCAGATGTGCAACAACCGCAAACCTGTTCTAACATCCCCTGTTAAGATGAGTGAGTTGAGCAAGACACAAATTAGGAGCATCATCAATTCCATGATAGCGACTCGTAACCTTGCTTCTGCAGCACTAGAGGCAGAGGCATATTATCTCGAAAAGTCTCCAACTCTCACAACATTCCTTGTTAAGAAGTATTGCCTGTAATCATGAACATCTTCATTACGGACACAGACCCCCAGAAGGCAGCACAAAGTCTGCCGGACAAGCACGTGGTCAAGATGCCCCTAGAGACCTGTCAGATGCTCTCTCTGGTGTTCTCTGACTGGTATAGGGACTGGGGTGCCCTACACAAGCAGGACGGGACCTCCTACAGCACGTCCAAGGGTGCCTTCCGCAACCACCCCTGCACCAAGTGGGCAGCAGAGGATCCCACCCATATTGCTTGGTTGATCTCTCATGGTTTGTTCCTCTGTTTCGAATACACAGAGCGTTATGGCAAACGCCATTCCTGCCAGAACACCATAGAGGAGTCTATGGCAATCTTTCATGGTCGTGGATATTCAATCTATGATTATGTGAATGTTGAATCCTTTGTCCGTGCTATGCCAGATGAATACAAACTGGATGAGTCTATTGATGACGTTATGGCATACAGAATGTATGTCGCATCTAAACCATGGGTAAAGGACAACTATCTTCGACTTCCAGATCGTAAACCTGAATGGATTGGATAAATACTTAAAAAACCATGGCAAGAAAGCAACAATTTTTGTATACTGTTAAAGTAGACACCGAAATCGAAGGTGGTACTGGAACAGTATTTGGTATAGGGGACGAAAAAAAGTTTAATGATAGACAGGAAGAACTCCGACAAAGAGGAAAGGAGTTTGGTACAAGTATGGAACTTAGAAAAGATCTATGACTTATTATGTGACATTTATCAACGAAAATGGTTCTGAGGAATTGTTCTTCTGTTGGAATGAGAACCTCTATTATGATAAACTTGATGAGATCGCTGAAGATGGATTAGAAATCCTTGAGGAAAGGGTTGATTGTGGGTAGACAGTACCCACTTTTTCTGCTATAATGTAAACGTGACAATCCTAAATTATGACTAGTGAATTCTTGTGGGTGGAATCCTACCGTCCCCGCACGATTGATGAATGTATTCTTCCTGAGGATACAAAGAAGACCTTCCGTGAATTTGTTAAGAAGGGTGAGATCCCAAACCTTCTTCTGTCCGGACCTCCTGGTGTTGGTAAAACTACCATCGCCAAAGCACTATGTAATGAACTTGGTGCTGATTTTTATATCATTAATGGGTCGGATGAAGGTAGATTCCTTGATACTGTGAGGAATCAGGCGAAGAACTTTGCTTCTACGGTCTCTCTGTCTGCAGAGTCTAAGCATAAGGTCATCATCATCGATGAGGCAGATAATACTGGAAACGATGTTCAACTTTTGCTGCGAGCAAATATTGAGGCATTCTATAATAACTGTAGATTCATCTTTACTTGTAACTACAAGAACAAGATCATCGAACCTCTGCATTCCCGTTGTGCTGTGATTGATTTCACACTCAAGGGCAAACAGAAGGCAGAACTGGCATCATCCTTCTTCCAGAGACTTCAGCACATTCTGGACACAGAACGGATTCGCTATGATAAGAAAGTTCTTCTGGAAATGATCTCCAAGTATTTTCCAGACTTCCGTAGAATCATCAACGAATGTCAGCGGTATTCTGTTGGTGGTGAAATCGACTCTGGGATTCTTGCTTGCTTCTCAGACATCTCAATTAATGAGTTGGTGAAAGATCTTAAGGCAAAGAACTTCACCGAAGTGCGAAAGTGGGTTGCATCAAATTTGGATAATGATGCCCACATCATTCTTCGTAAGGTCTATGATGCATGTTACGAATATTTGACTCCACCAAGTATTCCTGCAGCGGTGCTAATCATCGCTAAGTATATGTACCAAAGTGGTTTTGTTGCAGATCAAGAAATCAATACTCTTGCTGCCCTAACCGAAATTATGTGTGAATGCGAATTTAAGTGAATTATGGTTACTCTAACATTAACAGCCCTTCTGAGTTATATGTCGGCAGATTTCTGCCACAATAGAGCATCTGGATATGATACTGTTAGATCTGTTCTAATTTCATATTCAAATGCCAGCGCCAAATTTGGTGTTAGTAATGTTCGTGAAGTTATTCGCGACAACCGGAATCTAGAGGCCGTGGCAATTGCTTCGGTTGTAACACGTTGTCCAACTCGTCTGTGATTTATTATGTCGAAACGTGAAAAAGAACTTGAGTATCTGAGAAAGCATCAAGTTAAGTCTAAGTGGTATTATATCTTCTGGGCAGTTTGTGCCGTTGCCGTTGTTTCTGGTCAGGTCTACGTTGGAACTGGATATCGGATTATGGCAGAAGAATTTTCAACCTATGTGAGAAACGCTAATTTTAGAGGTAATTGAAATGAACGTGAAACTTATCCGTATGTCTTCCGGTGAAGATGTTGTTGCTGAACTTCTGGAGGAACGTGGTCGTGATTCTATTGTGATCCAGAACGCTATTGTTGCTGTCCCTGCAGGTGGGAATCAACTTGCCTTTGCTCCATGGTCTCCTATTCTCAGTCAGTCCAGCAAGGAGTTGGTTGTCAGCAAGAACTTTGTGGTGTATATTGCTGATGTGGAAGAAGGTGTGATTGAGAACTATGAAAAGATGTTCTCTCCAATTGTAAAACCGTCCAAGAAACTGATCGTTTGATGCTATGGTGAACTCGACCCAAAAATCACTTAAAACATGCTTAAGATATCCTGGTGGGAAATCCAGAGCGATTAAGCAGATTTTTGCGTATATTCCAGACTTGAGTGAGTATAAGCAATTTTGTGAACCATTTATGGGTGGTGCTTCTGTGTCAATTGAGGCAACTAAAAGATACCCACATCTTGATGTTTGGGTCAACGATCTTTATGAACCCCTGGTAAACTTCTGGCAACAACTTCAATTATTTGGTGATGACCTATCCAATACTCTGTTAGAATATAAGTCAAAGAACAATACTCCAGATCTTGCAAGGGATCTCTTTAATCAATCCAAAGTATCTTTAAATGAAGAATCCACTAACTCCTTTGATCGCGCCTGTTGTTTTTATGTTATTAACAAGTGCTCTTTTTCTGGTCTTACAGAGTCATCATCGTTCTCTCCACAAGCAAGTAACTCAAACTTCTCTGTACGGGGAATTGAAAGACTGAAGGAATTTTCATCTCTGATTTCTAACTGGAAGATTACAAATTATTCTTATGATTATCTTTTGAGTCATGTTGATCGAGACACCTTTGTTTACCTTGATCCTCCTTATGATATTAAGGACAACCTCTATGGGCGTAAAGGAACAATGCACAAAGGATTTGATCACGATCGCTTTGCTGCCGATTGCGACAATTGTAATGTTAATCAATTAATCAGTTATAATTCAGATCAGTTGGTCAAGGATAGATTTAAAGATTGGAACACTGCAGAATTTGATCTCACCTATACTATGAGATCTGTGGGTGAATATATGAGAGATCAAAAACAACGTCGTGAATTGTTATTGTTTAATTATGGAACTGAAGGATTGGTTGAACTCAATTAATCACACTAAGGAGAATCTAATCGAAGAAGATCCTACTGTGATTAAGGAATATCCGCCGTTTATTGTGAATCGCTGCCAGTCTGGGCATCTTGATTGTATTCTATTTGCAAATGAGATGAATATCAACCATCATTTGCCAAAAGATATGCAATATTCCTTTTATATAAATACTTTAAGAAAAAGGAAGCGATATTCGCCCTGGATTAAGAAAGAAAAACTGAGTGACTTGGAATATGTGAAAAAGTATTATGGATATAATACTACCAAAGCACAACAAGCATTAAAGATTCTTACTAATTCTCAACTTAACTATATTAAGCAAAAATTTGAAACTGGCGGTGGAACATGAGCGTATCAGAACCTGTAATTAATTGGAATCCTAGTATGATGGTTGAGGTTCTTCTGAATGAACCTGATGACTTTCTGAAAGTGCGTGAGACTTTGACTAGGATTGGTGTTGCATCACGAAAGGAAAAGAAACTGTATCAATCTTGTCATATTCTACATAAGCAGGGTAGATATTATCTTGTTCACTTCAAGGAATTATTCGCTTTGGATGGCAAGCACGCAAATTTGACCATTAATGACATTCAAAGACGGAATATGATTACTCAGCTTCTTGCTGATTGGGATTTGATTTCTGTGGTAAATCCAAGTCTTATTGAAGATATTGCTCCACTAAACCAAATCAAAGTCCTTCCTTACCGCGAAAAGGGAGATTGGATTTTGGAACAGAAGTATAATATTGGTAAGAGAGTCCGAGCAGCAGAATAATAAGTTCGGTAAACTATAATTTTCATGGGGGGTTTCCGACCCCCATTTTTTATGGTATGTGTTATAATTAATATAGGATGCCGAAAGGGTCCACAAAACACAAACTCGCTTTTAAAGGAGCTACTATATGACCAACCTCTCACGGTATACTGCGTCGGATCTTCCTGCCCTTATGGATAGGATTAGTCGTAATAGTATTGGATTGGATTCTTATTTTGATAGATTATTTAATCTACATGAAACCACATCAAACTATCCCCCATATAATTTAGTGAGTGTAAGTAATGTTGAATCGAGACTGGAAATTGCCCTTGCAGGTTTTAAGAAAAAGGAAGTATTTGTATACACGCAAGACGGAAAGCTCTTTGTCGAGGGGCAGAAAGAGGACAAGGAAACAGAAACATCATATGTTCACAAAGGATTGGCACAACGATCCTTCACCCGAGCCTGGACATTAGCAGATGATTCGGAAGTTAGATCAGTTGAGTTTGAGGATGGGTTATTAGTTATTGTTCTTGGTAAGATTGTGCCAGAGACTCACAAACGTAAAGATTATCTCTAGTGATAAATAGTTCTTGAATATCGTCGGCGCGGAAGATTCTTTGGCGAATATCAAGGAATCTTCCTCTTTCTTTCTTCTTTAGATATGAAAACCTTTCAGGAACTAAGACTTACTCTACGCTATCATGA